CTTCTTTGCTACATCAATGCTAGTGTTCCAGTGCTCTGCTAGTCTTACATAATACTCTTCATCGGAGAGATTTAGTGGTCCATATTGAATATGCTTTGCTTTTATGGCTTTATCGCGCATATTTGTGTTATATTCTAGGTCTTGAGTGGCGCGAGGACACGGCATTTTATTTTTGGACTCAATAATTCTAATTTTGAACTTCACTTGTTTTCTTCCTCAAACATATCATCAGGTTGTTCATAATCTTCATCAGTCATGTAGAACAATTTACCATCACTAGTCTCTTTCACGTTCGTATTAATAGTTATAAATATTTGCCCAAGGTTATCTTTTTGAACTTCAGCGGTGACTTCGGGAAAAAATTTACTTATGGTGTCATTGATCGCCATAATAAATCTATCAAATATATAAGGCCGAATCGGTTTTCTTAATGGAATTACTTCTGCTTCTTCTTTTATAAACTTATTAAAACTTTCAAATAGTTTTTTCATTTCTTTAAAATCTCCACAATTAGTTTATCCTTACCCATAAGTAGTCTGTGCCAAGTATAAGCGGGTATAAAATGTGTCTGACCAGCCTCTAATTTGACTGGAACTTGATTTTCTAGCTGTAAATGCCAATCTTTTGACTGTTCTACGTAAACCTCGCGGTCTTCGCGGTCTTTATGCCAAACTAATTCGCTATTCATCGTATTATGTGCATCAAATATGCGAATAACCTTGTTTTCTGTTAGTTTTACCTCTTCGAAGGGAAATTCACGCACTACCAGAACCTACCGGGGACATTTTTACCAAAATACTTGTGTGCTCGACAAGCCCAGTACCCTGGCTTGGTTTTATCGTTCTTTTCAGCGCATCTATGGCGTTTTGCAAAGGATGCACGAGCCTTTGGGTCGTTCCAGTTGCCACTTAAGCCGCCTTTTGAGTCTCCAAAGGTCACTTTTTTGATATTTCCGGTCTTTTTGTCTCTTACAAACACTTTATACTTCTTTCCGCCGCCCGTATTACGGGTTGGCTTGTTAAGTGGAGGGTTTTTCTTCTTCTTTTTCTTCTCATCAAGGGGTAATGGGAAGTCAAGAGGCACTTTTTGGCCCTCATAAAGCGCAAATTCACCAATATCAGTCTCATTTATCCAATATTTTTCGTTTTCGTCCAATTTATAGAGCCCATTTTTGGATAATTCGCGAACTTCAGCAAATAACTCGAAATACTTGTCCGATCCTGGTCTAAAAATGTTCTCATTTACACGAATTTTGTTCTCTAAATGGAATTTTAGACCCTCGGACAGTAGATTGTCCATCTCTTCACGAATAATCTGTTTTAGTTCGAAAAGTTTCACTATTATTGCTCCTCTTCTTCGTCTTTTTCTTGTGTTTTCTTCTGTTGTTCCAATCGTTCTTTTCGCTGTGCTATTTCTTTATCAAATATCTTTCTGACTTCTGTGTCATACTCTAAACCTTTTGCGATTGCACTCCAATTAACGTAGGGTATTTCAATTCCATCAGGAGAAACTCTTCTGTTTTTTGCTTGGGCACCGCGAAGGCTGTCTTCTAAGTATTCCACCATTTCATCAAATGTTACTACTTGCTTTAATGCTCCATCAAAAAAAGCAGTGTTTTCAAATGCGTGACGCATAACCAATTCTGCCCAAAGTTTTCCGTAGTGATTTGCTATGTCTCTTTGGGAAGTTCGACCGTTTCTAAAAAGAACTTCTAGACCGCTATCCTTTGTGATGTCTTCGGGGTCTTTTTCCAGGTCGGCTCTGGCGGCATTGCGTATGCCTTTGTTATCTTTCATTTTATCTAGAAAGTTTCGTTTATCAGCAGCGACTATCTCTCTATCAAAAAGGTTGCCCATACTACGGTTTTTAATCTTTTCATTATTCCGACCGATGGGCACCCAATCGAACAGGCGCACCTCCTGTTCTATATCTTCCAAGCGACCGCCATAATCAATATCCCAAGTGTCAGGATCTGTGTGAAACTTGTATCCACTTAATCCTGTAAACTTACCACCTGGAAGATCGATCTTTCCTTCAGTTAGGAGAACATTTTGGACTTCTTCTTTAATGATCTCTTGTAGAATACGTCTGGTTATTTTCATCCTTTTTTCCCCTTTTTTGCCTTTTTGCCCCA